GTCGCTGGTTTTACAACCACAATGAAGACGCGTCCCCTCATAGTTGCAAAATTAGAAGAGTTTGTAAGAAACAAACTAATTAAAGTGTATTCTTCACGGCTAGCAAACGAAATGAAAACTTTTATTTGGAAAAATGGCAAACCCCAGGCAATGAAAGGCTATAATGATGATTTAATTATGGCTCTCGCAATTGCTTGTTGGGTGCGTGATACGGCACTCCAATCAAGCGCAAGAGATTTAAACTATCAGAAAGCTTTTGTTGATGCAATCATTACAACCAAGACAACCATGAATACAAAAATTAGTGGCCAACAAGGATACAAGAAAGATGGCGTCTTTGAGCAAATGAGTGAAGCAGAACAACTTTATGAACAATATAAATGGATTATTAAGTGAGATTATAAATGGCATTACCCGACAACAACCCAGCAAATAGTCAATCAGGATTATTTAAAGCATTAACGCGACTTTTTTCAGGACCGATAGTTAGCTATCGTTCTCAATCTGGTCGCAGAATTAGACGACAACACCTTGACAAATTTGGTTCAAGATTTAAGTCAGCATCCGGCCAACAATTTAAGAAGACATTATATAGCCCATTAGATAGAATTGCCTCAAACGCAATCGGAAACCAGCGGCGCTCAGAACGTTATGTAGATTTCGATCAGATGGAGTATATGCCAGAGATTGCCTCCACAATGGATATCTACGCAGACGAGATGACGACCTATTCAGAGTTACGACCCATGTTAAACATCAAATGCCCCAATGAAGAAATTGAAGCAGTGTTGGGGATCTTGTTTGATAATATTCTTAACATCAAATATAATCTTTTTGGCTGGGCGCGCACAATGTGTAAGTATGGCGACTTCTTTTTGTATCTCGACATCGATGAAAAGTTTGGTGTCCAATCTGTAATTGCGCTACCAACACAAGAAGTAGAAAGATTAGAAAGCCAAGACTCTACAAACCCTAATTACATTCAATACCAATGGAACTCTGCTGGTATGACTTTTGAAAATTGGCAGATCGCACATTTTCGTGTGCTAGGAAATGACAAGTATACCCCATACGGAACTTCTATTTTAGAACCATCACGCCGTATCTGGCGGCAATTAGTACTCATGGAAGATGCTATGATGGCATACCGCGTTATCCGTTCATCTGAGCGACGTATGTTTAAGATTGATGTTGGAGGTATTCCTCCGCAAGATGTTGAACAATATATGCAGAAGGTTGTGACAAACCTTAAGCGACACTCTGTAGTGGACCCAACGACAGGTAAGATCGATCTTCGCTATAATCCAATGAGCATCGAAGAAGACTACTTTATTCCCGTGCGCCCCGGTTCTGCCACAGACATTCAGAACCTTGCTGGCGGAAGCAACACCACCGATATTGATGATATCAAATATTTACGCGACAAGCTTTTCTCTGCGCTCAAGATCCCCCAGTCTTATCTCACGATGGGCGAGGGCGCCGAAGAAGATAAGGCAACCCTCGCACAAAAAGACATTCGGTTTGCAAGAACCATTCAGAGACTACAAAGAGTTATTATCGCAGAACTTACAAAGATCGGCATTATCCATCTCTATACGCTAGGCTTCAGAGGCGACGATTTATTAAGCTTTGACCTCACTCTAAATAATCCATCAAAGATTGCCGAGCTTCAAGAGATGGAATTTTGGAAGAGTAAGTTCGACATTGCGGGAGCAGCTACAGAAGGCTACTTCTCACGGCGCTGGGTCACTGAACACATCTTCGGCATGTCCCATGAAGATTTCATTCGCAATCAACGCGAGATGTATTATGATCGCAAGCACGATGCAGCGCTACAGCAGGTTGCAGAAGCCGCAGCCGCAGAAGGCGGAATGGGTGGCGATCTTGGTGGCGAAGACCTCGGTGGCGATCTCGGTGGCGATCTCGGTGGTGAAGACCTCGGTGGCGATCTCGGTGGCGAAGAGATGCCCGCCGGAGAAGCCGGCGGAGAAGAAGAATCAACACTCCTCGCAGTTCCCCCGGGGTCTCGTAACGAGCCCCGACTCACCCCTGGTGCCAAGGGAAAAGTAGATTATCCCAAGAACGGCCGAAATGACCGTCGCGTTGCTGGCGCCCGCAAACGTCACAATGCTGCAAAGTGGGCGAGAGAGAAAGGTAGCGACACAATACGAAATACTCTCCCAGGAAAGCGTGACATTGAAGCTCTAATTACAATGGATGGCGCAGCAATAGGTATTAATGAAAATGATCAATCTATTTATACAGGAGAAATCTCGGAAGAAAATCAATTGTTTCAAGTGAATGATTCTATTCGAGATCTTATTGCAGGATTAGAAAACCAAACTCAAAAGACGCCGGAGCAACAGAATGAAGACAAGACATAATAAAAAAAGAAACACTGCTTTTGTTTATGAAGCCCTCATTAGAGAAGCAACAGCCGCAATGTTAAAAAAAGATACTAAACGTTGTAACATGGCAGTAAAACTTGTTAAAAAGCATTTTAAAGAAGGCTCGCTACTTAGAAGGGATTTAGAATGTCACCGCTCCCTCTATGAAAATCAAAATCTTGGCGAGAAAGTTTCCGAAAAAATCCTCAGAGAAGCCAAGCTTGCTAATCGCTTAATTGATCCTGAAGGATTATTTAAAGAACAAAGCGCGCTAATTCATGATGTCAATAAAGAACTTGAACCCTCTGTGTTCGGAAATTATGTTCCTAATTATAAAACGCTCGCATCGATAGCGCAGATTTTTTCAGATAAAATCTCCCCAAAGAATCAAGTTATTTTAGAAGGTGAAATTATTAAAAATATGACGAACTCGTTAGAGAAAACTATAACTATAGATGATATTGACAGTGTGGTAATTAAATCATTTACAAAGAAATTTAATAATAAATATGAAACAGAACTTCTTGATGAACAGAAAAAACTTCTGACTTATTATATCTCTTCGTTCGCCGATAATGCACTTGAGCTTAAGACATTTTTGAATGAAGAGATCGCAAGATTAAAGCTGCAACTCAAAGCCGCAAAATCGATACGAGAGATCCAAAGCGATCCCGATATGATAGAAAAAACCGAACAGGTGATAGCACACCTAAATGAGTTTTCTAAGCGATCCGTAGATGATGAGTTGCTGTTAACAGTGATGAAAACACAAAGCCTTGTGAAGGAGATCTATTCAGATGGCAATAACAGTTAGAATAGGCGAAAAAGCTGATGATGCGGTCGTTCGTTTAGAACTAAATGTTCGCAAGAGCATGAGTGGCGACCTGATGATTTTTGATCATGGAGACATCGATATTGTTCTATCAACAAATAATAACAAAATCACAGCATTTCCAAAAGAAACAATGAATAATCTTGTGTATGGAGCACAAAACAGACTCTTTGCCCATCTTCGCAAGAAAGGTTTAGTAATCGGAGACTCTATTCAAGCTGGTTCGTTTTATGGTTCGTTTGAAGCGTTAATGGAAACAGCATCAACTGAAGAGCTTAGCACACCAAAGATGGCACTGATCAATATCTCTAATTTTATTGATGAAGAGCGCCCATACTTTGAGTCGACAGAGGCGATTGTCTCGATGGCAGAAGATGAGTTCCTTCATCCCGAAAAGGAAGACTCGACAGAGCTTGGTGAAGTTCCGCACTCTGATGAGCAAGGCTCAATCCGTCAAGGATTTATCCGAGATCCCTATTCATTGAGTTATCTGTATACGATTTAGGAGCCTTCTATGTTATGTCTGAAATGAAATTGATAATGGAGCGATGGGATAATTATTTGGATCACGACGCTGCGATGTTGCCAGTGTCGGAGGCTAGAACCGCTCAATCCGTTTTAGACTTAGCTACTGCCGCAGAAACCCAATTGAAACAAGCAACAGACGAGGCGACCCGGAAAAAGTTACTCGCTTCTATATTTGTAGGCGTCAGTCTTCTCGCGGCGAGTATTTATCTTGCACCATTATTGGCCGGGATCCTCCCAACCCTAGGGGTCAAAGCTTCTACTGCTGGAATAATAGCAAGATTTCGTGAGTCTGGCGTTGGAGGGTTTTGGAACGCTCTTGATGATGACGTTAAAGAAGCAGTTGTGGATAAATTGCCTGACTATAAAGGCAAACTAAGCGATATCGGGTCCAAAATGATAGAGAAGCTTTTACAGATGCCCGACACCGAATCTGCGCAGGTAGACTTTTTGCAAGCCCTTGATTTACCTGACAACTTAGACGATATGCTTAATGATGATGTTTATAATGCAGTTGTTGAGAAGATTAAAAGTCGCCTTGAAACCCTCGCTAGCGCAGGACAGGATTTAGACGGGAATTCACTGACTTTAGCATCAAAAATGTTAAGAAAACAATTCGGCCTGTACGTGCAAACGCAGGCCAAGATGGCCAACCTTCCAGGACAACAATGATAGAACTATTAACATTTATATTAGCCGCCTACGGGCTCACACAAATTCTAGTATACGGAAAAGTTTTAGATGGATTAAGGCCAACTAAGGGGTGGCTTGGTCAAATGTTTTCGTGCCCCATGTGCATGGGTTTCCATGTAGGGTGGATTTTAATGTTACTTTCTCCCTACACAGAACTATTTAATTTTGATGTAACGCCTGCAAATTATTTAATTTTAGGATGCTTATCATCTGGAACATCATATGTTCTCAATATGCTAATCGGAGATGAAGGTTTAAAACATGAACATAAATATATGGACACGTAAATGGATGCTGCAGCCAGTAAGAAACTGCTGTAAGGGGTCTTAGCTATGGCCAAGGTCCTATTAAGAGAGTACTATGCACTCTGCGAGGGTGGTGTTTGCCAAGATCTTCTCACAGAAGAAGAG